ACAGAAGGCTACAAGTTTGTCAAGAAGACCAACGTAGATTTCACCAGTTTGTGTGTTGAATAATCTTATCTTGCCATCCCAATACTTGTTTCGATACTGGGGCATGAACTTAGCCCCAGGGACATCGAAAGTGAACTCATCACTGAGTTCGTAATAAACATGAGGTTCTGCTTCGACTCTCAGGTATACTTCATTTTTCTTAGAGATACTAATCATATCCACGAATAAACTTCTGCCACTCAATAGCATTCTTGATCTGGAACGTCCTGTTCTGGATCGTCTTGATAATATTCTCCAAGAAGTCAATCATCGTGTCGTAATACTCAATCTTGAGTTCGGCTTCAGTCAGTTTTTCGTCTGCATCCAGATACCTCTGTAATGCATCCTTCTCTCTTACCTTGTATGGGAAAGGATCGTCGATGTAAACTTCTGGTTCAGCCTTTCCTGAATAATAAAGATGACGTTCGTGGAGAATACTTTGATACCTCTTCTTAGCTCTTGCCCGAAGAAGTCTTAGATCATTGAATAACTGATAGTATTTAGAATGTAACGAAGGGACCACCAAAGAGGCGGTGTGCAATTCATCAGGATCGATCTGGGAATCTTTCTCCCACATCTCCTGAATTGTCTCAAGATTCATAATTCAGTGAAGTTTTTATCAAGGAGTTTGAAGATCTTGTACTTAAATGTTACTGATGCAGTAAAGTAACTAATATCAGTTTGAGTTGCATCAAAGTCAAGAGAGCTCAACGCGACAGGAAAGAGCCCTTCTAGTTTAACATATGCCTGACCTCTCAGGTTACTGTTAAGAATTTCTAACGTACCATCAGAGAATTCTGCATGAGGATTTTCTCTATCACCAATCTGGGGATAGTAATCATCATCTTGTCTCAGGTCAATGAATTGTTTTTGGCTATCTGGATAACCAAGTCCAATCATCCAGTTATAGATCTCGCTATAATTTTGCAGATCTTCATCAACAATAAAGTTGACACGAAAATCGTCATAGACTAACTTGTCTCCAGGAAGATCAATGTCCTTGAGGTAAGTTGGTTGCAATGCAGTCCCTAAAGTGATGCCTGGCAAATTTGCACCTACCGACAGGAAATCGACCTTAGGACACTTATTGATTTTTAATTTAAATCCAACAGGTGACAGAAAGTTTCTGTTTGATACCTGTTCTAAACAGGGATTACCAGCCATGGGCTTTTATTTGTATTTAGACAAAAAAAGGGGGGTCCGAAGACCCCCTGCACTATCCTTCACACGGTAAGGATATTTATATCACATCAGGTTCGAAACCTTGACGCGACGATAGTAACGGTTGGCGTTCTGCTGCAGACGGCCCAGACCTTGGGTTGTACCCTCGGCGAATGGGTTGGCGACCATGCCGTAACGGGTCTTGAAGCCGATCTTTGGCTGGAAGCTGTTCTCACCAACGGCGCGAACCATTTGGAGAGGAACGTATGGGCAGTAGAAGATACCAGCGTCATAAGGTGAAGAACCCTTATAACCAACAACGTAGTAGTGGTTGGCTTCAGCACCACCAGAGGCGGCATAAGGATCGATGTAGACGCGATACTTACCATTGATAGTACCAGCAAAGGTGTTGCCGGTGTCATCAACGTTCAGGTTAGCGTTCAGGGCAGGGGTGTAATCAAGTACACCAGCCATGGTCAGGGCAGAGGCGACATCAGCAGAAGTGATGATGACGTTACCCTTTCCTCTACGAGTTCTTTGTGCGATTGCGTTAGCGTCGCGCTCGATTTGGAACAGCAGACCCTTGAACTTCTCAACGGACCAACGACCATTGGAGTCAACGTCCAGGTCAAAAGTACCTTGGGTAGCAACGTTAGCCTGAGCACCAGACTCAGCAACCTTGTAGATGGTACGGATGACTTCGCGGTTGATTTCAGCCAGGATCTCAGTTGACAGGATGTTTGCCAACTCAGCCTCGGCGTTAAGACCGTGGATAGCCTTGAGGTCTTGGGCGAGTTCCAGTGAGTACTCAGCCTTCAGGGCACGTGACTTTGCAGTAACGGTGACCTTCTCGATGGAGAAGCCCATCTCGCGGAAGGCGTTAGAGCCAGTTCCGTCAAGAGCTTCTGCATCACCAGTGACCATACCCTGACCAACGTTGTAGAGGGCCTGGGCGGCGTTGGATGAACCGAGAACAGATGGGTTAGTACCCGACTGAGCAGCGGTTGTACCGAAACCAGCGTTACGGGAGGTGAAACCAGCAGTCAGGTCAAGACCTGCGTCTTGAGCGGAGAAGCCGGAATCGGGCTCGTTGAAGAATGCCTCGGTTCCAGTTGAAGGATCGCGGTCGGTTCCGTACATGGAACGCATTGCGAAGATCAGTCCAGTAGGACCGTTCATTGGTTGAACGCCTGCGATATCATAGGCGATCAGGTTAGGCATTGAACGTCTGATCAGTGAGATCAGAACGGGGTCGAAACCTGCGGTTGGGCCACCAACGGCCGAACCACCACCGAATCCACCACCAGCGCCAGCGGCGTTAGCGGAGTTGGTTGGGGTTTCGTACAGGAATTCTCTTTCTTCGCGCATAAAGCGCTCTTGGTTTTCCAGCAGGCAAGCGGTTACCGCTTTACGATGGGCATCCTTGATATCACCAAGGCCTTCATGATTCAGAAGAGGTGCCCACTTTTCCTGCAGATGCTCGGATTGGAACATTTGCTTTTACCTAATTTAAAGTGTTTACGGGTTTGATAATCTTAAATTCACTTTTTAGCGACTTGGTTCAGGATGCTCATGTATTGAGCCATAGTACCTGAGTAATCAGGGGCGGCTTCTTCGTTCAGCACCTTCTCCGAAGTCTCTTTCTGGACTTTCTGACCGAAGTATGACTCCTTCAGAGTGACCAGTTTCTCACGATATGATTCTTCACTCTCAAACTCAACACTCTCGGCGAGTTGGGCGAGCTTCTCTTTTTGGCTCAGGGCAAGACCCTCAGCAACCTCAGATACGATCCCATCGGCAACCGACTCAGCGAGTCTGCTGTTCAGGGAGACATTTCTTTCGATCTGCTCGTTGAGTTTAGTCTCCATTTCATCAAGTTTGTTTACCATGCTCTCGACAACATCGTATTTATCTTCAGGGATTGATACATAATGTGCTTCAAAAAGTTCCTTCATGCCTGAGAGGAAGCTCTCAGTCATTTCGGACTTAAGACCGTGTTCGACGGCCAGTTCATTCTCTTGGAGCCATTCGTCAGCGACGTACTCCAGGTAAGAATCGACACGCTCGACGAGGGCAGACTTAACAGTCTCGATTTCCTCAACGATACGCTCTTCGTTCTTTGCTTCCATCTCTGCTGCAACTTGTGCAACCTTTGCACTGATTGCAGCTTCAAAGATGGTCTTTGCTTTCTCTTGGAACTCTTCGGTGAGTTCTTCACCAGAGAAGAGGGCATTCATGTCCTCTTCGATGTCGTACTCAGGAGTTTCGTCAACGATTTCTTCGATGACTTCTTGAGTTTCTTCTACTTCTTCAGGAACCGAAACAGGTGTTGCACTTGTTTCAGGTGCCATCGCAGCTTTTGCGCCACGATTAACAACGTCTTTTACAGTTGCGACTTTTGGCTCGCGCAGTTTTGCGGAGTCATTGTCAGGCTTGTAGTTGTCGGGAGTAGGTCCGCCGAGATCTTCAACAGAACCAGCCACCGATGTATCCATCGGCATGCCAGCCTTTGCGTTAGCGTTAACGGCAGTCTTGGATTGCGCAGTGCCTACTTCCATTTCTTGTAAATTTTGACCACGGGACATTTGAACTCTCCGATTAAGACTTTATAAGTGTAGTTAATCTATTGTTATTTATAAATTAGAGATTTCCCAAGAAGTCTTGGAAAAGTCTCAGCTTGTTCTCTTGCAGCTGTCTTGAGTTGACAAGAGTATTGATCTGTTTGTATGTCTTCTCTGCATATTTTTCGCGGAGAATTCCACCATCCCAAACCCATTCTTTACCTTCCATAATGCCATCTACGAAAGCATCAGGAGCAGAAGGATCTGCAACGATATCTGCGGCTGTGGCGAGCATGAAGTCTTCACCAACGATGTTCACGCCCTCATTGTTCATGCGGACTGAACCAACACCACGGGAAGAAACACCCAACTTGACACCTTCATCGAGAAGGGACTTTGCAATGTTTCCCATCGGTGTATTTAGTACTTTTGCACGACCGATGAAATTGTTACCTTCACGAACCAGAGAAGTGATCTTGTGGGATACACGATCCAGGTTTACAGTAGGACCATCGGGGTGACCCAGCTCACCAAGAGCACGACCCTTTTGAATGAAAGTTTCGTTGTAACGGGCTACTTCCTTTTCAAGGGTTTCGCAGGGATACATTCTTCCATTGCGATTTTTCATATCGCCTTGGAGGAAAATACCTTCGATGTACAGGTTCTTCTTACCGTTGCGTTCTTCAACGATAACTTCTACCTGTTCTATTTCTTCTCTGATCAGTTTCATTGTTCTTATTGAGTGAATGCGATTTTTACAACTCTCACAGTTCCACCAGTTACATGGACGAGATCATCAGGTCTCTTAACGACGATATCGCTTGTATCTTGCAGCATTGTGAAAGTTGAGAACCCAACAAACCCAGAGGTTTGAAGACCAACTACAACGGTTGCACCAGAAGTATTAGTAATTCTTACAACACTAGCATTACCAACACTGGTGCTGTTACCAATACCTGCGGCTAAATCCGCCTCATTTGATAATGGTTTAAACTTAGCCATCCTCTTCCTCAGTGGTAGGGTCTTCTTGGGTTACGTCATCTTCTTCATATTCAATTTCATCACCAAAAAGATCTGCAGCAACTACAGGTCTTCCAGCTTCAACTCTGTCTGCGGCTTTCGCATTCAGGACATTCTTAATTGCATCACTAATCTCATGTGCGGGTGCGTCTTGCAACACCAAATCAACAAATTGTTCAGAATCCACGATAATGTAAATACACTACAAATTATTTATATTTCGCCACCTTCAGGGGCTTCAACTGCTTTATCATCAACTTGAGGATCTTCTGTTGATGGAGCTTTGTTTTGTAGATCCATTGCAGCACCTGCAAGTTCCATTGACTGCATCATGAGAGGATCTGGATACAAACCAGCCTCAATTTCTGCAGCAATCAGTTTATCCTGATCAACAATTTCTTCATCAGTCTGACGAAGGATCTTACGTCTTACATAATCTTGCGAGAAATACTTACCAACGTATTGTTCAGCCTGTGCAGCATTATTGATGCGTTCTTGGAACAACTCACTTTCTTTGAGTTCTGCAAAGTGATTATCATAGATATAGTCAAACTGAATGTGTTCGGACATCAATGTCCAATCTTCGGGCGTTATGACGTTCTTAAGAAGAAGTTGTGTCTTCAACATGTCAAGGAACATGTTGGAGAATCTCTTACGAAGACGACCAACAAACTTGTTGAATCTCAGTTCGTCTCTGAGAATTTCGGAAGAACGACCAAGGTTAAAACCACCTTCTCCACCAAGACGGGTTTCTGGAACACCCAGAGCTTTGTAGAGTTTTTTCTGGAAGTACTGAATATCAGTAATCTCACCAAGGTTCTGTCCTCCTGGTAGAGTTGTGATTTCTGTACCACGACCACCTTCTCTTCTTGGCAGCCAGAAGTCCTCAAGCATACTCATGAACTTCTTATCATCACGAACTTCACCAGTGTTTGCGTCATAGACCAACTTAGATCTATAACGGTTCATGACCTCACGAAGATATTGTTCTGCCTTCACTTTAGGCAGATTACCAACGTCGATATAGAAAATTCTTCTTTCTGGAGCACGAGACAATCTGTAGATAACCAGAGAGTCTTCGATCATTCTCAGTTGGTTCAGGGCTTTGATTGCTTTATGTAACCAAGAGAGTGTATTGTGTTTGTTGCGATCTACCAGACCAGAAGTGCAATAAGTGATCGCATCTTTTGCAATCTTGATCCCACCAGCTGCACCGCCTGCGGTTGGAAGATAAGATGCACCAGATTTACCTGAGTTTGGATTATACTCAAAATACTCATCCATTTCTGGACTGAGTGAGTTTACTGGTTCATTACTATTCAGTCTAGCCAGATTTGGATCTTTTTTTCTAACCTGACGAACGTACTTGATCTTTAGAGCATCAATGTATCTCAGTTCTTGGATACCTGCTTGTGGATTTTTAAGATCAATTACCTTGTGATAATAAAGTCTTCCATCAACATACCAGTTACGGAAAATCTCATGGGCTTTGGAGTCAAAATCCAGGAGATCCTTAATATACTTAAATTCGTCGCGGATAATCTTTTTGATATTATCCCCGACGTTTAAGTTTTGGAGGTCGATCTCAACTGGGCTGTCGCTGAGATCGGAAACAATTGCCTCGTTTACAATATCCTCAATCGCTTCGTCACACTCTGGATGCAGAGACATTTCTCTGTATCTTTTAACGAGATCATACTCATTCCTGAATACACCTTCAATATCAACATATTGTCCATAGAAGCCGCTACTAACATAGTAGTCGGATTTATCTGCCTCGTTCTGCGGAACAGGAGAAACCGCAGACTTAGGCAGATTATCTCCGTCAGCCCCCTCTATGGAGAAACCGAATAATTTAGCCATTTTGTCAGTGTTGTCTTATGGTCTATTTATCAACCAACGACAACCTGGCCATTTTCATTCAGGGCTTCCCACCACTGAACTTGGAATTCTACAGAGAATTCTTCGATAACGTTGTTTTGATCGTAAGAAAGTTCGATCGAAGAAACGTTAGTTGGGAACACGCCATGGAAGTGGTATGATCTCAGGATGGGAACAGTAGCTCCTGAAGTTGCAGGAACTCCAGCCTGATTAGTGATTGGTGCTCTACCAAGTTGATGAACGTAAGCTTCCTGTTGATAGACGGTTGGATCAACCTCACCAGCGTTATCAGAAACTTTGTTGATGATGTTTGCCCACTTTTCAAAGGCGTCTCTCAGGACAAAGTTGCTATCGTTGATAACAGTGATAGTCCAACTATCAAAGCTTCTCTCGCCAGCAATCTTCAGTTCTCTTCCACGGAAAGGAACTGAAATTGGTGCAATGATCGAAGCGGGCAGATTAGCTCCTTTTACCAGGAAACGGGTTCTGTCACTTACATCGTTGTCGTCGATGCCCAGAGTTGGGAACTTGAGTTCTACCTCAAAGAAGTTAGGGCGAACGCCGCCGCCCAACAACTTCGATTTAAAGGTATCCAGGGTTCTCGCATTACTCCCTGTATTTGGGATTTGCTGAGGCATTTTTACTTACTCCTGTTAAACGGTTGATGATGTGCTGTACTATTTAATAATCAGACTGTGCCGATTACTTCTTCGAAACTAACTCCAGTGCGGGTTGCAACGAATGTCAGGCCGATGAAGTTGATAGAGCGTGCGGGCTTCACGAAGATGTCGGCACGGAATTCATTCGCGTCGATCACATCAGCAGTGTTGTTGCTCTCATCACAGACAACCAGGAAGTCTGTGATACCTCTCTTCGCTTGAACATCGCGGAGGAAAGGCTCAACGATGTTGACGAAGTTTGCTCTGGTGATTGCATCGTTGAACTCAAACAGTTGAGCACGTGCAGCTCTTTCGATTGCAGTCTCAATTGTGAGGAACAGACGACGGACGTTAATTCTGTCGAATGCGGAAGTGTAGGACAGTGCAGTCTTATCACCGAAGAGGATAATACCACCACCAGGAGAAGCGATAACTGGGTTAATTCTCTTGGTGTAAAGCAGATCTCTTTGAGCCTGTGATGGGTTATAAGCAAGTTTAACTGCGTTGTTAACAGTTCCACGGGTTGTTCCAGCAGGCGAGAACCATGGGAATGAATTCTGTGAGGTTCTTGCCATCATTCCAGCAACGTCGGGGTTACATGGGATGTAACGGAACTTGTTGTTGAAACGATCGAAGGTGTACTTATAACCACTGTCCATGACAGCGTATGAGGAGGAATTAACTCCCTGCAGAGTAGCGAGAACGTTGTTAGTTTGAGTATCGCTATTTGTCAGTGGAGCTTGATCGTTCAGAACGTCAGCTCTTCTTGGAGAAATGGTTGCAACGCAATCCTTTCTGTTCTCTGCAATTTGTACCAGTTTGTTAGCCTTACCAACGGTCTCGTCTCTAGTAGAAAGACCAGGACCCATGATCAGGTAGTTGATTGGATACTCTCTCTGGTTAGCGAACTGATCGTAACCAGTCATCAAATCGCCAAGAGATGTGGTGTAAGTAGGAGCGGTATAAGTACCGCCGTAATCATGACCACCTTGCAGTGAATAAGTCGATCTACCAATACCTGAGAACACAACTCCTTGTGCATTCTGTCCCCATGCAGAAGCAGAAGCGGTGAAGGCAGTATTTCCAGAGGAGAATGCTGTTGCTCTTCCAAGTGGTGCATAACCAGGGAACAGATACTCGGAGTTATCTGCGATGTAGTTCTTATAGTAAGAAGGTGAATTAAACTGTACAGCGTCCTTAGCCTTAGACAGACTGAGATGCTTCTCAAGAATTTGTCCAGATGTTCCAGACTGTTTTCCGTCGTCGTCAACAACTACAACGTGAATTTCGTCAAATCTTGAGTTCCTTGATGAAGCATACTGAGAAGTTCCAGGCTTAGGAGCAATGTTCTTCCAGTATACGGTAGAGTTATCAAGATTCAGTGTTTGTGAATCGTACCAATCGGTTGCGGTAGATGGTGTGAGAGCTGAGTTGGTAGTAATACCAGTTACTCTCATGATCTCAGCAGTTGTTCCAACACCAACGGTTTGAACTCTTACATAGTCGTTAACATCAATACTTCCCAGAGCATTAACATCAATCGTCGTTGATGTACTTGAAGCTTGAAGTGTTCTTACTGTGGTTGCAGCACCAGCGTTTGAAAGAACATATACTGTGGAACCATCGTTGTGTGCAGTCTCAGTTGTACCGTCGATACCTCTTGTAGAGAAACCAACGAAACCAGTTGCAGAAACAATGGTTACACCAACACCGATCAGTTCTCCACCAATCAGAAGGACGTTTGCAGTACTATCACCAATAGTGGTAATACCAGAAGTGCTGGAGAGGTTAACACCTGTTGCACCAATTGCAAGTGCCTGTCCACCAGCTTGGTCGATTGTGATGGAAGAACTTACAGTATTAAAGAGAAGAAGTGTTTCATTAACCTGCAGAGGACCAGCGTTGGTTCCGCCAACATCTCTTGTTACTGTAATCGAAGTCGTTGCAGCACCAGTTGCGCCAACGATATTCAGAACTCTGGATGTCTTGAATTCGAAAGCACCACCCTTTTCATATTCCGCATTTGTAGTAGATCCAGCGGTTGAAACCTGACTTACAACTTTTACGTCGATGCTTGAAGCACCAACACCAGTAACGATACCCTTCAGGTGACCGTTCAGTGTTAGTGAAGTTCCAATACCACCAATCTGAGCACCACCAAAGGCCTGGGTAACTGCAGCACCAACAACGATACCTGATGTTGTAATGCCAGTCAGGGTTTGGTCAGTCTGTGCGTCAATGACACAAACTTTAAGATCGTTAGCCCAAGTACCAGGGTTTCTAGAAGCCCAATACCATGAAGTTGGGGTGTCGTTTCCGTTATAATATTCTTCTAAGTTCTTAAGTTTTAAATTAGTTACTGAAGATCCAGAACCAGTTGCAACGGCAGCGTTAGCGTTGTTGAGGTTCGTACCATCAGTTCTTACAACTCTCAGGACACCGCCATATGAGAGGTAAGAAGAAGCACTCATCCAGTATTCATATTGATCACTGGTTTCTTGTGGCTCACCAAAAGTGTCAACCAAGTCTTTCTCGTTTTCAATGAGAATGGGCTCATTGACAGGACCTTTAACAAATGGTCCAGCAATGGCGCCAGTCTGGTCACTTACGCCTGTAATTCCGCCACGGGTAAGGTCAACTTCCCTTACCTTAATTCCAGGAGATACTAAGCCTAAACCAGCCATCTGATTTCCTCTAGAAGTTTCAGTTTGTTATCTGAATTTATTTATTGTTTGGCACCTTTTCAAACGGGGAAACAATGCGTGAACACTACCAATCAGGATATTCCCACCTATCAAATATGGTATTTGTCATTCTACTCACAATAATTCGTTTTTTTGTGCAGTCTTTACACTCATAAGAATATGATGAAGGATATGATCCTCTACCCTTTCTAGTCAAATAAAAATCCTCAATAAGATTTTTTGTCTCTCCACAAACCCTACAAGTTCTATCAACAAACAGTAAATGTTCTAGATCAAACTTATCGCCAATGTCCATCAATAATACTCCCACATAAAATTCATGTCTCCATATGTGGAGTTGATATCATCAAGATCGGTCTTTCTCCAAAGAGTTCCATCATCACCTTGAATTACATCATCTTCTAGACCATCACTAATAAATCCAAATGGAGCCATATCCTGTTCAATTTGATCTCTCTGGTCTTCATACAGTCTCTTACGAACATCTTGGTCGGTGAGTTCCTTAAAGTAGTCTTGGGCGACCAACCACGCATAGATGACGAGACACATTGCAAGGTCATCATTACATCCATCCTCAGCTTCAAATGAGTTTCTCTTGTGGATAAATGTAGTGAGTTCTGATATAATATCATAGTCTTTGAAGAGAACCTTGTCCGCCTCAATCATCGTCTTTAGGTTGGAACACCCTACCGCCTTTACAGCTTTGGACATCTTGAGACCCAACTGAGTTTTCTTTCCAGAGAAACCTTGACCGACGATCTGTCCCGCACGTCCTCTCATCGAACACTGAAGAAGATTAGGATACTCAAGATCGTAGTTTAAAATAGCTGCAACCTGATCACCAATATCATTAACCTCACATAAGACCCATGCATTATTATATGACTTTACCGTTTCATAAATGATCGATGGGAACAACATTGGTTTAATTTCGTTGTTCTTGTACTTTGCAACTACTCTATGTGGATACTCAGTTATATCCACAATAACGAAAGCTGAGTAGTCATTACCACCACCTCTGGCCACGTCAACTGTACAAACGTAGTCGTGGTTGTCAATTGGTTTTTCATATACATCCAGACCATTACCAGATTGAATGGCCCTGTCATAGACCATGGCTCTCAACTTGGCTGGATTGATGAGAGTATCAACTGATCCAAGAAACTCACATTCAAACTCAACCTTGAACTGGTTTTCTGAAGTGTTCTTAATAGTTTGTTCTCGCCACTTCTCATCGCGGCCTGGAACTTCACTCCAGTGAACTGAAGTTGGAACGTATTCGTTTTGACCCCTCTCAGCATCATGCCACATTCTGTAAAAATGGTTCATGCCGTGAGGCGTCGAAACCATAATTACTTTTGTGCTTTTACCAGAAGTAATAGTAGGATAAACAGATGCAAAGAAGGAGTCAGCGATGTGATTAGGGACGAACGCGAACTCATCGAGGAAGAGGATATTGAACGACATGCCTCGGACAGCACTCGCAGATGTAGAAGCTGCCAATACCTTACTGCCATTCTCCAACTCCATTGATCCTTTGTTCCATGCAATGATACCCTGTTGCATCCACTTTGGCAGGTTCTCATATGCAAGTTGTAACCTACTGAGGAGTTCCCTTGCAGTAGATGCTTTGTTGGCAAGAATACCAACGTTTACACTGTCATTGAATACAATGAAGTGAAGTAAGTATGATACCGACGTTGTTGACTTACCCGTCTGTCGGGGCATCATACAGATATTAAATCTATTTTTATGAAAACGACTGATTAACTTCTCTTGAAACTTATACGGTTCAAAAGGAACAAGACCTTCATCCAGAGAAACGATACGAATATAATTTCGCGCAAAGTAAACAGGATCTTCTTTACACTTAATAAATTCTTCGATCTGGTCTTTGGTGAACTCAATGGCGGTGTTGGCCTTCTTGAGGTTCGGGTTACCAAGATATACTTCACTCATCTAACTCATGATACGCTAGCTTAAGTATGTAGTAAATACACCACGCAGTAAAAGCCAATCCGCAACACAGAAGTATGATTACACTCCAAGTGGGATCATTCAGGTTCTGGTGGGGTCTTAGTATGAGTTCCATCGAAGGGTGCCCAGTGTTCCCACTTATACTTATGCACCGCCCAAATTCCAAGTATAGGAACTACAATCAAAAAGTAACTGAGTATACCTAAGGTGAATGGATTTTCCATCACCCACCGTGCAACATGGCCCATTTTTCTCTAAAATACCTATCTGTGTGATTTAAACAATCGAGTGGTGCAACTTCATCAGTTTTAGCCCAATCATAACAAAAGTCAACCATGTCTGTTGTGACATGACTGACTCCATATATTCTTGAAAAAGAAGACCAAGCAAAATGAAACTTTTGCCTAGTGTGCGGTTCCATTGCCCTTATAGTGTTCGGATTCATAGTAGTGCCCCTTCTTTGAACCGAAGTAAATTGTAGTTAATACAAAGGGTATGGCAACGATTGCAAGTGCCTTTCCTAACAAATGTTCCATGATTTGATATTGGGTACGTGTGATAAAACGGACATTAATACGAACCATTTAGATGCCCTAGAGTTAACAACATATTCTTTATCGTTAACAGTTACTATGTATTTTTTCATTGATTTGATGGATCAATATTTAAGTCGTTCAGGTAATCGATCCACCATTGGGGGTCTTTGTTCCTTCTCCACTGTGGAACCTCCATTCCCTTTTCAAAGTAATACTTCCACAGAGCCTCATCGATAATCTGTTTTACTTCCATACTCCTCGTCCTCTTCATCAACGTCTCCATATGGGTTTTCCACATAGGGTCCATGTGGTCGTTTGGCATCATCTCTGACATAGGTTCTTTCAGCTTCGATAGTTGCAATCCATACTGAGAGTTTCATTACTATGTAGATGATACCCAGTGGTAAAAAGCACGCAATGAGGATGAGTGGTTTCATTTGTCCTTTAGCAACTCTTCTATTCTTTTACGCATGTCTTCAGACTTCTTCTGTTCTCTTTCACAATGTCTATAACCATGATGGCCTCTGATAATCATCGTGCCCTGATAGAACATCGTGATCCCAAAAACAAATAATAAAATACAACCAATCAGTTCAATGTGATTTTGAGCCATGGCAGTAGGGGTGGAATAGCCCCGACGAGTCTTAGAAGTCCCTCAGCAAATAAAGCAAGAACCACCCAACCGACGCACATACTAATGATAGAAGCATTACGGTTGTGGCGTCGTATTGCTGCATCGATCATCTCCTGAACTTCTTCTTTAGTTACTGGGGTGGTCATTTTCCAATTCAGTAAGTCGTTTCGCCCATGTTACTCCACCTTCTTGTCCCATGCATGGGTTTATGCAGGTTTCGTCACCATGATTATTACAAACCAGACCTGCGAGATCCAGCTCGTTTCCTTTTTTGCCCGTGCCCGTCCAGTAGTGCTGACCATTAATCCATAAAGCACCACACTTCGGGCATTCCCTTCTCTCCATAGAGAGATCGGACATTTCTTTATTGTTATCCATTAAGGTCTGAGAGTTTAGATGGTATTCTCAATTGTTTTTGCAACCTGCGTTTCATAAAATACATTTGGATCTTAATCCACAAATACTTGATTTGTAGTTCAAGATAAACAAATACACGCATAGTTCCTTCAATACCCGCATACCAAATCATCCCGATGAGGATGAACATACACAAGTACAAACTAATTAAGGATGTTCCCATAGTAGAGCATGGCTCAAAGCTGTATCTATAAGATACACTATCTCTTAACTATTCCTTTGTATAACTTAATACTGGTTTCAACACATTAACGTGTTTCTCTCCACTGAATAGTATTAAAGACATCTGTTGTTGTATTAGTGTCTAGGTTCTGAACAATAACAACAAAAATATTACTATCATTCGAATCAATATTTTGTGCAATATAAGATCTTCTAGCTGTGGTTGGATTAAATGAAACTTGAGCAGATGCTTGTTTACCTGATGGATTATTAGCAGCAATCAAAGTTGCCTGTCTCAAATCTCCACCAGTTGTTGTGAAGTTAGTCCCTACAGTGACATTATACTCAACTGCTGAATCATCATCAGCACTTACCCAACTTCCACCAGTGATATTAGTATTGCTTGGAACTCTCCAAACTTCAATTCTACAATTCGTAGAATCACTTAAACACTCAACCCCAGTTACTCTTACAGTTGTTCTGTTTGGGATTCCTTTGAATGTATCCTTACATCGAATAGCCATGACACATTGTCTGCCAGTTGCACCACCAGAAGCAGAGAATGATATTGGACCATTAAAGGCACCAAACTCCACACCAGTCTCAACATATCCACCTTCACTCAATACAGTGGCACAAATTTGTTCCATTGATGTGATACCAACAGCAGTGTCGGTATTTGCAACTTCGCAACGAATTGGAAGTGAAGGTAAACTCCAATAGACATGTTCTAGATTATTTGCATGTTGAAACTCATGGAAATAGAAGTTACTTCCGTCTAGAACTAATCCACATCTAAGTCTTCCAACTCCCAACCACTGAAAGTCTGTGATGAACAGCTGAGTTTTTGTCCAGTCAACGTCTACTCCAGACTGACCAGTTCCATCTAAAGGATCCAAACTCCAGTTGGATTGATTGACAACGGTGTCAACTGCGGTTCCTGTGGTATAAGATCTTCTTACAATAGAAACAGTACCATCTCCAGCCTGTTGGAGAAATACACCATTTCTATCATCAAAATATCCAACCTTTTTAGTTGTGTTTGTTCTATAATCGATGAAGTTGAAACTTGCCATGGCAAATTGAGATTTACCTGGCATATAATGGTGATACATTCTTGATTGGTGTATCACTTGTGAGGTTGAACCAACACCAACTATAAGACCAATCGATGCTGTGTTTGCGTTTGTAACGGTTGTTGATCCAGTACCAATTTTCTTTGTTAATAATTCAACTTCTTCGCCATAGATGTGAGTATAGTCTGCAAGTGTGTATGGCTCAGATACACGCATTCTACCAAACGCATCATATCCTCCACCACCTACTCCAGTAGCAACTCCACAGTTTCCAATGTTGCCGTATCTGTCGGCACACATGAAAACTTCATGTAGAGTTCTCTCTTGGTTGAGATAGTCCTGTGTATTCTTATTCCACTGAGCCATGAATTATACCCAATCTAGTTTTGCGGGATGATATCTCTTCGCGCTTTTAATATCTAGGTTACTTTCGGCGACAGGATAAATCTGTTGAACCAAAGCACCAGGATATGAAGACTGAAGATTTTCAGCCAACTGATCCTTCGAAGGCATTCTACCTCTCAGTTCCAAACGATAGAGATTACCTTCCCAGAGAATATCTGCAACATAACTCTCTTCAACCTGTTGTTCTGGTTGAGAGTTCATGTAGAGATTTCCGTTGAAGTCGCCAGAGATGTTTACACTTTCACCAAGATTGTTTCTCTTGGCAGCAGCGTCCATACGAGCGCGTTGTGCAGCTCTTCTTAAATCTCTTTGAATTTGTGGTTGACTTTCTCTTGCCTTTTTAGCCGCAGCTCTCTCCGCGTCAGTTCCTAATACTCTATCAATTCCTTGTTTTGCTTTTGTTTCGGTTCTGTCTCTTGCAGCTGCCCTACGATCGGCAAGAGCCTGTCTTCTTTGTGTCTCAGCAGCACTAAGTTTCCCTGATGGACGTTGAACGTTGGGAGTTCTTGGTTTTGTTTCTCCACCCTGACCATAATCCACGGGTTTAGATCTTCCACCTTCTCCCTGTCTCTTTGCCTTGAGGACGTTTGCGGCTGCACCAGCAGCAAACGTAAGTGCGGGAAGTGCGTATGGTGCAGCTAAAAGTGCAGGTACTGCTTCGTGAATATCTTGTTTGAGGTTATTGAAGGATTTCATGCTACCGACCTAGAACTCTTTGTTTTGGCTTGAAATTGACCAGGACCAAATCCTGTAACAGGATCAATCAGGTGTCTTTTTGGTGCAGGGTTATAAGAACCATCTTTTTTCTTCAAGGGTGGCATAATCTTAAAGGGTGATAATGGTTTAATAACGTTTACCTGTTCCACAAACTGTTGAAATGTTTTCATGATCAGCAATTCCAGGCTCTGAGGGACTTATTGATCCTGCTATCGGGATCGTTAGCAGTTTTGGCAGAAGTCAGTTTCTTTTTCATGCCTTTCATTCTTGCACAGAATGATGCACGTCTCTTGTTACCGACTTTCTTTGATGGGGCTTTGAGATCACTACCAGGGTTCTCTCTTTCATAAGACTTACGACCCTTCTCATTTAATCCACCTGAAGGGTTCTTACCAGACTTCTTTGTCCAGGCAGCTCCCTCAACCATCTCACCTTCGGGTTCGTGTGAGTTTGCAAGTTTGATAGTTTTTCTAATTCTGTTTGCAGAACCTTCGTTTGCTCTCTCAATCTCCTTTGGTGTCATTGCACCAGCTCTTCCTGTAAATCTGTCTCCCTTATTGTATGCGGTGACAGGAACTGATTGCTCTTTAATTCCAGGTCTTACATCACCACCCTGAGTTTTTCTCTTGGGCTTCTGTGGGTTTCTCTTGTCTGCGGCAGGACCGTCAGGAAGAACTTCCTCAACGAATGGTTTCTCTGGCCCTTTGAGACCAGTTTTGTCAACACCAAACTTACTTGGTTTTCTTGGTTTGGTTGCGGAGGCAGGAATTGTATCACCAACTTTGTATTGAGCACCCTCAGCAACTCTAATGGTTGGTTTGGTTGGATCAACAGTTGCAGGAACTGCCATCATGACAACTGCATCTGGATAGATCTTTTGAACCTGAGCCTCAACTTCCTTACGGTTGGGGAACTTGA